TTTATTCGTTCAATTTCTTCTTGTGGAACATTAAACCAACCCAGCAAACGTTTTGCCTTAAAACTGAGATTGCGTCCAAGCATGAAACTTGCAGTAAACCCACAGTTGAAGCAATGATAACTCCACGAGTCTTCGTTGAACTTTATCCCGCCACGTCCACGCTTGTCTTGGCTTTCGCCATTATGAACGCAACAGGGTGCATTAAAACTTATCCATCCACCAGATGTTTGTTTGCGTTTTGCTGGCAAGTATGCTAGAAGATCAATCATTGTATTAGTTTAGCATCTTTGGCCATATTGTACAACCTTTCTGCTAAAATAATACTACCTTTTTCGTTTGGATGTTTTCCAGGAGCAAGTACATTGCCTTGTTCATACTGTATCTTGTGCATGTATCCTCTGGCATTCCACCCAGGATCTACAACTTCTTCCATATCGCAAGGCGCAGGAAACACATTAAACATAAACAGCGGTGTGTCATTAACACTACAATAGTTGCTAAAAAAGGTCACAGCGTTCCAATAATTGTTTGCCCATAGTTTGTGTTCATCAATTGTGCCATAATAAAATTTTACAAACTGTTCCCAAGGGTGCCCAGGGTAGATCCAATGATTATGCATGTATCTTCCGCCAAATTTTTCTTTGTGCTTGTTTGGACCATTCCACCAGCTCATTCTGCTTGCTTCTGTAAGACCAATGACAACCAATGTATTTTTATTGCTAGCTCTTTGGGCCCAGCGTCCAAACTCCCACTGTGTGCTTTGTAAACTTCCACCACCTATGCCATAATTTTCAACTTGTTGAATACCGGCAAGACGTGCAAACTGCCCAAGAGTACAATTGGTTTCACGATAAACACGATCTGGTTTGGTACCAGGTTCGGCAGTTGGATGTTCTATTTCGTCACCGTGTATCCAGCTGCATCCAAATCCTACAATGCGGGTGATCATCTATAAACGATGCTTGTAATGCTACCTAAATTAATCTTAACATTTGGTGCTTGCATGTAACCTTGTCCTGTACCAGTCAATGTAATACTGTTAACGCTGTTTGCATCAACTGTTGCAGTAGCTGTCGCACCTGTTCCTAATCCATTGATCTCTACATTTGGTTGTACGTTTGTGCCAAGAAACTGATCTCCGCCATTGGCTACAGTTACACTGCTAACTGCACCATTGTTTACTGTACTCGTCGCAGTTGCATCTTTGCCGTACTGGTTGATTTCAAAACGTACATAGTTGTGTCTACCATTAATATTAACATGAGCACGTTCTGTTTGATTAACATACACAGTTTGATTATCAATATCATACCATGGTCCTAACTGTGTATCGCTGCCTTGTGCTTTGACATTGCCAGTAAAGTTGTCAAAACTGAACTGGAATGTGGTAAAGTTTTGTTCTCCAATATATGCAATGCTGGTATGGACTCTATTTTTATCATCAATTTTACGAGCTGGATCCAGCAGTTCAGCCACAGTCAGGTCTTGACTTGGTTTAAAATCTGGATATATACTATCTTGTATTTCTACTGTGCCTCGTCCGCCTACATAATCATCAACAAAAACAGGTTCATATAGATCACCGCTGCCTCTTTCAAGACTATAGCTCGCTGTTTGCGCATCAATGGTATCAAGCTCTGTGCTGAGCAAGGTAACCTTTGCTCTACCATAGGTACTGTTGAGATGCACTAGGTCTTTTGCTATAAGTTGTTTACTTCCATCTTGACTGATAAGTCGAAATGTAATTGTGCTACCCGAAATATTTACGGGCTTCTGGTCTTGATTGATAAATTCAAATAGTATTACATTATCAACACCACGATTGATTTTAAGGTTCTTTGCGTACACTGGCTGCCATCTCCGGTCAAAGTATGCACCACTGCTGTTAAGAACAACAACTTGTTTTTTTTGTTGATATAGATAAGCGGTGGTAGAATACATAATAAATAAAACTCCAATATAGAGTATTTATGGGCCCAGAAGTATTTGAAAAATTAGCAGAACGATATCCTTTTATAACACTGTGTACCTATGCAGGAAGTGAATATATAGGAGTTGTTCAAAACCAAGACGATCTCGTAACAACCATCTACGACTTTGGTACCATAACCGACGGCAATCTCAAGGAACAGTTTCTTGACTTAGCAAACATTTGGTGGTGGGAAAGTAATCGTAGCATTCCTATAAACATATTTCTCAAAGGCGAATGGGATATCTTTAAACCTTATCTCAAAACTTTTGTGAACAAAGATTTATCTATACTACATGGACCTTGTACAAGTTTAGCTGAACTAAGTCGTAAAAAAACCAAACGTAAAAGCATTACTCTTGTTCGCAAGGTGGATTAGCCACAGTCCACTTTAAAAATTCATGATTATTATGATCCCATTTTAGTGCAAACAGTGTGAAGTCTTGTTCAGTCATAGCAACGCAATGATGCTTGTCTAATTGAGTATAAACAATAGGCAATCTATCAAGTTTGTCAGTGATACTACGCCAAGCATACCCCCTACTCATGTGATTACTGCCTCCTATGAAAGGCCAAGCAACATATTTCATAATTTTTGTTCCAATAAATTTATATGTAACGCCACTAATTTTGCATAGCTGATGCTGTGTGACTTCTTAAATGTAAATCCTTTACTGTCGTCTCCATCCCATACACTGGCAAAAACACTGTCCCATGACTGGCGTTGTAAGTGTGCTTTACCAGGGCGTATAATAGCAATAAAAGCTGCCATTCTTGGTATACTGTCAGGAAGCATGTCGCAAACTAAATCATGATAGTTTCCGATATGCACAACTTGTGTGCAAAATTCTTTGTCTAATAACAAACTCCAATCTGTGTCTTTGTTTAGCATTTCGTCATAGTGTTTTTGATCTTGTATTAGTTCATATACACTTTGATTTAAAAAGTCAATTTTAAAATAGCCACGTGATTCTGCTTCACGATAATCTAGACTAGCACACGCATTGATTGGATCTACTGGTATTGGTGTAACATACACACCTGAATTATGTTTTCGCACTTCGCCATTGTTTTCTTGTCGTGCTGGAACGTGCTGTACTAACTGTAACACAGTGTTGCGATCAGCAAAGTCAATGTCTACATCTGCACTCATTACCAACCTGCCTGTCTTAGTATTTCTTCTGCGTATGCTTGATCCGCTGGATAATCTCGAAACTTCTTCTGCCAAAAGTCACTGTCAATCCAAGGCCAAACTATCTGTATTTGTTCAGTGTTCATGTTGTTTAGGAACTGTTGTCCACTTTCACAGTTGTATATAATCCATGGCGATATCCGTCCTGTGCTTATAGCATAGGTAACTGTGTTGCTGTTGCCGTAGCGTAGCAGATCATGTGGCTCGCAACCCTTTTCCTCACCCCAGGATATAGAGTAGTTTATAGCACGTTGTAGTGCGTCTGTGAGTGCTTCTGTGCGCAGATACTGTTGTAGATATTCATCATACATCGAATCCTTTGCCCAGTGATCCAGTTTCTTGTTGTTTTTAAGCAACCAATCAATGTAGCGTTCCACGTTGATTGCGTTAATCATCACACATTGCCTGCCAAACTTTACAAACGCATTGTAGTAAGGACTTTTAGCAAAGTCATCATAGGTTTTAAACTTGGCTGATCCTTGTGTTGTTTCAAAGAAACGCAGATAGGCGTTCAGTCCAATCTGAACACCCTTTTCATTTTGCTGTTGATATCTGCGTTTAGGTTCGCAAAGGTGTACTGCTAGTGTGCTCTCTTTTTTAAAACTTTTTTCACAGTACTTACAAACATGTTCACTTGTCGTTTCCAAGATCCTTCATCAACTCCTTGAGTTCTTTCTTAGTAACTATTTTTGCTAGTGTGTTTATATCACTCATTTTCCAACTAGGAAACAGTTCCATGAGTGCTTTTTTTATTTCGTTGTCACCTTTTTCTTTCTTCTTTGGTGCTATCCATTGATGTCTATGTGACCCCATTCCTGGACTTATCGTAGTTGCTAGTAACCATTGTAGTTTAGGGTGCTTGCTCAAATCAAAAAAGTTTTTGTTCAATCTCTCGTTACAGGCAACCAAATAGTATTCTTGCAGTTCTCTGGGTCCTTGCACTGCACTACCCCAGCGTATCATAAGAAAATTGCTGAACTTTTTGCGCTCTTCGTCTGAGAGGCTATCATAAAAGTTTCTGCTTTTACGATCCAGTTGTGCCATTTCGTTTTGTATGCTGAGCTTTTCCACTAAAATGCCTTGTTATAGTCTACTACTTCACAGTTTCTCGAAATGTCTTTTACAAAGTATGCACACATTGGATTCTCTCCTGTGGTAAATGGTACTGCCAACATCTGTCCATTTTTAAGTTTTGGAGCGCACCAACTTACATCCTGATATACATCGTCAATTTCAACACTGTGAAAGGTTGGTGAAAAACTGGTTCTTGGATTGAATTCAAAGATTTGAAATCCTCTGTCATTTATACTAGTAAGAGGTAGCATTTCAAGATCACGAACATCAGGTTCGCCAATCAATACTTGCCAATCAATGGGCATTTTCATTTTGTGTTCTCCAATCTTAAGCACCAGTGCAGGACTGTTGAATGTTTCTAAGAAGATCAGTGGAATAAAAAGATAATCTGGATCACCTGGATCACTGTTATCAAAAATAGCAAATCGCATGTCGTCGATTTCATCTGGCAGATGTTCTAGATCAAAGCTTTCATTTTCTAATGTTAAAATTTTCATACTATTATTGTAATGTTTCCTCGAGCTTGTTGTCAATGATATTGGCAATTTCCTGGCTTGCCTTTTTGTTATAATGATTGTATTCGCCTTTGTTTTTCAACCATAACTGATAAAAATTTTCTATTTGCAGACTATACAAATCATCACTCCATTCAAAGTGAGTAATATGTATTACTCTTGCACCCCAAAGTGCATCTTCCATTGCACGGATACTACTGTTGAAGACAAAATTATAGTAGTTTTTATCAAATACATGTTTGAAATAGTACGCTAGTTCAGCGTGACCTTTGCTTTCTACATCAGCAAAAATAATATCGCTGTTGTGATATAAATGGCCATCAGAGTAAAGTGGATTGTGTTCTGTATGTATCCTGTAAGGACTGGTATGACTTACAATCGTACAATCATAATCTTCCGGATCAACACTGCATAACTGTTGTAATATTTTGAATTCGCCAACACCTGGTTGAGCTAAGTTGGTTACATTGTGCTTCAAGGCCAGTAAGAAAGGCCATCCATACGCACCACTTAGTGAAGGAGCAGCAAAACTGTCTCCTACTATTAGGACTTCCATTCCATCCTCTCTTGAGTGAATGGATAGTTTGCGTCTTTATAGAACTGTTTGCGTTTGGTGAGATGACGTTTTGCAAACTTGCAGGTACTGGTTACGTCCCAGATTTGGACATAGTCTTTGTCTTCAGCTTTGCGAATGCCGCGTCCAATGCTTTGAATTACGCGAACAAAACTTTTGCCAGGCTCAATGAGAACAAGATTGAATATGCGAGGAATATTAATCCCAACAGCCGCAACTCCGTAGGTCGCAACAATGATCTTGCCTTCCGATATCTGTACTTCATCATAGTGGTCTTGACGCTCACCGGCTTTGGTTGCACCGGATATAAACACACTGTTGGGCAGACGTTTTACCAACTCCTTACCGGCATTTACCCGGTCAACCAGTATCAGTGTGTTACCTGTGTTGTTAACCTCATCAATGAGGCTAGCAATCGCGTCTAGTCTGCCTTCTTCTTCTAACAAGTATTTAAGTTCGCTTTGATAGTTATTATGTTCCACGTGATCGATTAATTGCACAACGTTAACATGACACTGTGCTAGCACACCCTTG